CTTCGTAAACACGAGCAAGTCTTTTACGAGCATCTTCAATTTGTCTTAAAAATGCAAATGTCCCTTTTGCTGCTTTTGATCCACCTGAAGGGTTTAACCCAGCGGAGATTGCTTTTGCTGTACCAGCAAATGCAGCCTTAAGAACGATTGCAGCCTGTGCTATGGCAAACATAGCTGCTGGTAGTACAATAAGTGCTGGCAGTGCTGCTCCAGCAACTACTACTAGTGTACCTAAACCAACCACTACAGCGCCTATAGCAGCAGCGGCTCCTGAAAGTATGGGACCTAAAAAGTTTGCTGTTCTAGTTAAACTTAAGAATTTTGCTCTAGCGGCTTCGGCGTTTTTAAAAAATGATGAATTAAATAGTGACTTACTTAGTGATCCATTACCTCCACCATTTTTTATAAAACCTTTTCTGTAGGCATTACCAACTCTTCTACCAGCCTTATCGCCTTCCTTATCTGCACCCGAAAAAGATTTATTAATGTCTTTAGCAACATTAGTTGTGATGGCACGTACAATAATTTTTGCCGAGCCTACAACTGCCACGTGCCACCACCTCCTTTAATCATTAATTAACCAAGGGGACCATCTATTGACCCGCCAAATGGGTTAGATGTCCTTGGATTTACCTTTGTTGCGGGAACATAAGGTTTTGCTTTTTGCATTGGATCGAACGGTACTATTCTATCGTCTTCTTCAAATCCATTAATTGGATCATCAATGTAAGATCTTGAGTTTTTGTCAGTAGAAGCCTGATATCCATACTCTTTATTGTAAAACTCTCTATAGATAATAGATCTGACTCTCGATCTTGCCTCTGCCTGTTCTCCTGTAGAAGGAGCCATGTCTTCTTCAAAGATGTAATGAATAACGTCAAGCATGTCACTTGCATCCATTTCGGCAAGAACTAAACCATTCATTAATGCTTTTCCGTTAACGTAGGGCCAGAGATCCACTGCCCAACTTAGGAGCGGTCTGGCCCCTGTGTGGGGCGGTCTGCGTATTCACCCATTAGCCATGCAGTTATTTCACCAAGGGTCTCTACTGTTACAATTTTATCTTCATCTACTAAAAGTTTTTCAAATCTTTCGTAACTTTCTGATAGAAGTGTTGCTTTAAAAAATTGATCAATAGCAGAGGCAACAATTACACCATCTTCAGAGTCTGCATCTGCAACAATTTTTAGTAGAATTTTTCCTTGAACTGCTGGTCTACACTCAAAATTTTCACCATGAATAGCAAATGTAATTGGTTCTTTATGTAAATCGCCAGAACCAAAATCTTTAAATTTCTTTGTCATCTTTTTCCTTTGTCTTAGATATATGTCATTGGTCGAGGGTCTCAACCATTAATAACTATCTTACCAGTCTTAAGTTATCTGATAAGTATTTATTTGCGCGTGTTCCTGGATGCCTTACCTGACGAGCAAAAATAATTCTTCCCTTACTCGTAAACCTAAGCATTTTTCTATTATTTGGTGTAATTAAGTGGGGCTTAGTTCCTTCATGATGAGCCCTAGCATGCGGTAGTTTTGACCCAACTTCAACAAAAAGTCCTCTAGAGTCTCTACCTCTATTAATACTAATAGACGACCTAAGAGCACCAGATCTGACGCCAACTTGTCTTTTTGCAGCGGCTTGGATCAATAGTGCTTGTTTATATAAATGTTTGCCAACATCACCATTGGGGCTATTCAGTGCTTTATCTAAGTCTGATTTATCAATTATTAATGGCATTATGGGATTGCCGCCGTTAAAGTCATCGTGACTGTTTGATATCCGCCTTCAGGTGCATCAGCCTCTACAGTGGCAATAATACCTAACCCAAAACCAGTCTGCTCCCAAGCATCTAGAGAAGCGGCACTTTCCATTAGGGCCCAAGCATCGTAGGCAGAGGCTAGGGATCCTAAAGTAATGTCATCATCTGCTGGTGGACGACCACTTTGACCAACTACAGGGACTTGACGCGATACCGATACATTTATTACTGCACTACGGGGATCTCTACAACGACGTGGCTGAGTTACCTCGTCTCCTGGAGAGCCTAAATACATTTGAATAAAGGAGACAACAAGTTGCTCACAATCTACGGGTGGTTGACCGAAGGTCCAGTACCTACGTGTAGGCAGGGGAAGATTGTATGAAAGAAACGCTGATTCTGTTTTCTCTAAAACTTCCTGCATAAACTCTGCAAGAGCCTTAGCGTCATCAGAAACGTTACTAAGATCAGGTAATGGCATTATTTTTCCTTATGTCTATTGTCTTTAAGCAAATGCTATTGGTTTTGTTCTCTCACCAAGACGAATAATAGTATTACTCTCAAGTAAATTAACTACCTCATCAACTTCTGGATTACTCAAACTAGGTCTAGTTGCGTAGATGGACAAAAGACCTGGATTTTTTGTACCAAGGATTGCTTTAATGTCATTATAAGTAGAGGAGACTGCAATAGTTCCTGCAACTGTATCTAAATCTGTAGAGTCTACTAAAGTTACATTTTTAGTGTACATGTAGTCAGAAACTACAGCAGATACAGTCCAAGAAACATCATCTAGTAGAAAATCTGCGCCAATTTCATCTAAATAAAGTAAAACTGCTCCGCCGTCTTCGTTAATAACTAAGTCATTAGCACTTAGAGGAACAATAGGTTGTTCTCCAACAATCCTGCGAGCCCTAGGCATGTCGGCACTAAATACGCGAGCACGGGCACGAGCCTTATCTGGGTTGGCTGTCTTAAGGAATAGGTCTACTGCATACAGACCTGTTCTAAGATCATCAATAAAGTCTTGACTATCAAGAAGAGTGTATGAAACCCCTTGACGACTTATGTTTGTTACACGTTGAGGGAGGGCGCAAGTATCGTCACCTTCATACAACTTAATGAGTTCTATTGCTAGGAGTCTTGCAGCAGATCTACCAGCAGAAGGAGGCTGAGTACCGTAGGTATAACTGACTTCTACGTTGTGAGGGCGCCAGTTTGAGTTAGGTGCAGACTGTATAACAGAGTGGTCAACTAAATAATAGTAACTTGGATCAATAATAGTTCCGTAGATGTCTCTTACAGCGTGTATCTTAATTACCTTACGTCCACGCAGACGTAAACGTCCATTTACAGAAGTACCATCTGCCATGTAGTCATGATTTGATGATCTATCAAAACCGCCAGTAGGCATGTTATACATAGAGCCATTAACCAGTGTAGGCCAATAATTTAAAGTAGAGCCACCTATACGCAAGTATGGGTCTAAAGTGCCTACATAACGCTCTGTGACCGTTGTAATGCCACTAAATTTACGTCCTGACATAGCCCAAAGTAGGTACGAGGCAGTCTTAACTGCATCATAAGCGTAGTCAGAGTCAGCATAGTCGCCTAACTCTTCTACGTTAGTCCATAGGTTAGTCATGTCATCCCTGCTATATCAAGAAAAACGGGCAACGACCGCGTGTACTTTTACACATGCAGCACGTTGCCCGTCTTACTTATTTTATTAGAATTAATCCTCAGTTGAAGAAATAATAAAGTCCATAGGTAGATCTGGGTTGTATTCTTCGCTACCAGGAACGTTGAATGATGTTGTTGAACCTTGTCCTTCAAAGTCAGTTACAGCTAGGTAACCAGTAGCACGTACAGCAGTTCCAATTGGACTAACAGCGGTTGAGTCAACATTTGTTGCGGTCTTAGCATAACGGAATGTTGTTGCTGTAGGAGTAGCAGTGATCAAGTAACTTCCGTTAAATGTTGAATCTACACCTGCAACTACTACTGTTTGTCCTACTGAAAAACCATGAGCAGATGCTGTAGTTAAGGTAGCAATGTTACTTGTTAAGGACTTATTGTTAACATCTGCAGCAAGTGCTGGGAACCATGTGTAGAAACCCTTTAGACCCTGTGGTGCATATGATGTGCGAGCGTACGAGTATGAACGTTCCGTAGCAATTGGGAACTCCCAACGGCCATCTAGACCTGCACCAAATAGTGAGTTTCCTAGTCCATAACCTTCAAATGTAGTTGCAAGCATACCGTTTTCAATTACACGGTCACCTGATAAACGCAAACGAGTGTATGGGAATACCCAGTGGAAGTATGGAAGTTCTGAAGCACGGCGTCCGTCTTTAACAGCAAACGACCAAACTTCTAGTGCTACACCGTGACCTGTTGGGTCATCGCCAACAGATGGGGAAGCGTAACCAACTGACTTATTGCCAGCCTCTCCCATGTCCTTGCGAAGCAAGAGTCCACCAGAGATCAGTGCAGTTAACTCTGTATCTGGTTCACAGATTGCAAGTTCCATTGTAATTCTTTTTAGAGTGTCAGGAGCTTTGTATGAAACACATACAGTACCGTTTGCTGACTTTTCAATAATTTCGTCGCCTTCTTCATATTCTGGCGTAAATGATGTGCGGAGGAACGCCGAAGTAGTGTAACTGTCGCCCGCCCCTGTTTGAAGGCGTCCAGCAGCGTCCAGTCTGGTGACACGGATCGACACACCTTGAACGCTAGCCGCATAGTCCTGAGTGGCCATTACTTGGTTCTCCTTATTTCTTAGTTATTAGTTTGATAGAATTTATGCTGTTGGTAGTGCTACACGCATTGCGTAGTGACTCGATGGGTCAAAGTAGACCGCAGCGGGACGCATTGCTTTGATGCGCATATCGTTAATACTAGCATCGATACCTTGACCTAAGTTTTGGTTTATAACCTCAACTGTGCCTAGATGGACATTGATCGGGCCTGTAGCAAACATCCAACGATTTGTTGCAGATGTTGTAGCACCAGTTGCACCTGCTGGGCCGTTCCCTGAGTAACCAGAACCAATAATTACATTAGTTCCAAGACGAGTAATGGCACGCCCTTTTTCATCGTTCTTACCTATGTAGATAAGACGAGAACCTAAAATGGAGGCTATATCGCGGGTCATATGAATAACGCCATTTGCTCCAATTGGGGAATCACTTAAAGCCTGCTCTAGGTGAAATAGAGCCTTATCAGCAGAATGAGAGCCAACTACTGGAATTACTGATTCAGATGTTTTAGTTAAAAATAAATTATCTGTACTATCTGCAATAGAAGTAGGGCCATCCCAGAGTTCTTTTTCTATAGCCTTCTGGGTTACTACTTCTAATTGCATCTTTACGCGAGCAAAACGATCTTCACCTGGAAGACCAAAAGTAGAATTAAAACTCTCTACTTCAATAAAAAATGGCTTGTACTTTAAAAATCTTGGTAGTCCTGTATTATCAAAAAGAGTTTCAGAACTAGCACCAACTTCATCAAGAAGGTTTACCGTAGGCCTAGAGTTGAACTCATAAGAGAACCCTCTTACCCAAGTTTCATCTTTTTGACCAGAGGTGTGAGACATAACATCAGCCACGCTCAGAATTCCGCATGGAGCGGGTAGTAGGTTAGGTGCATTATAAATACCTCTAAATACCATTACTTACTCCTTTGTTATCCTGAGCGTGGCTCAATGTTATTAATTAACTTCTGTTACCGAGTTGATTTAGTACTCGACCGCAGCAGCAGTTGCTCCACCAGTTGTGTCGCGGAGTGCAGCAGCAGCACCGTTCACAGCGATGGTTGATGTAACAACAAGACCCTCGATACCAACCTTTGCGATACCTTCGAAGGTTTCAACGAACATTTTGTAGTCGTTGGTTCCAACAAGTGAGGAATCACGGATGATGCCAAGATCCAAGGTACCACCGTCAAGGAACAAGAATGTTCCTTCAGCGAATAGGTACCATGAGAATGAATCAGCAAACTCGTTTAGAGCGCCAATGTTCTGAGCGCCAAATACATCCTGATCTAGTGAGTACGATGCAATAACACCACGAGCGGCTAGGTAGCCGTCGATTTCACTCGAAGCAACAGCAAGATTGCTGTCTCCTGGCATGTTTAGAGCAAGGTCAGCCTGCATTGCGTCGCGTACCCACGAAGGAGCAATCATACGTAATGGGGCATCTGCTTCTAGACGATGACGTGAGCGATAGGCAGCAGAAGCGCGGCCAATCTGCACTAGGAAGTCGCGACCAAAGCCAATTAGGCTAGAAGTCGTAACTGCTGTTGATAGAGCGACCAACCTAGCGAGCATTTGCTGCTCGGCTTCGCGTGCATGCTGAATCAAGCCTAGTTCGTTATGGCGTGCAACCAATTCTGGGTATGCACGGGTAACTAGGTTACCGAACTGTAACTGCAAGGTAACAGCGTCAGTTGAAACGGTGTTTTCCTGAGCAGCAAGCACGGTTAGGCTTGCCTTAGCGGCTGGGTTTGGTGTTTCTGCTGAATCGTTAGCAGCAGTCCATACGCCAACAGCATTGCCATAACTTGACAATACTGGTGGAGTAACGAAACGAATTCCGCCTCGGTCTGCTTGGAAACGTGGTAGTGCGTCACGAACTGGACGAACCGTTGTACCAAAACCAAAAATGTCATACTTTACTTCGAACGGAGCAACGTGACCACCAGAAGCAACAAGTGCTTCAGGGGATACAACATTGGCGATCTTAGCCCAGTTTGACTCGGTATCAGTAGTTAACTGACGACCTTCTGGGAATTGGGTGGTGATAGATGCAACAATGTGCTGTTCGCCGTCTCCACCATTTACTCGGCGTAGGCCGTGTAAACGCTTTGACATTGCTTCAGCAACTGCGCTCATATCTTCTAGTGTGCTTCCCGCAGTATGTCCTGGGATGTCTGCGCCCGCCGTGATTGCCACGGGTGCGGCAGAAGCCTGGGATAAGGGACGACGGTCAGCCGGGACCTCGATGTTGAGGTTATCTGCGTTTTCTGCAGCGGCGGTCACAGGTGCCTCCAGTGTTTCTTCCTGCGCGATTTGCGCAATGGATGTAGTTGTTTCTTGCGATGATGCTTCTGCGCCATCTTCAACTTCTGCTGCGGCATCGGCTACGGCTGCATCTTCTGCAACTGCTTCCTCTGCAACAACTTCTGTTGCGGCTTCTTCAGCGATTTCTTCGGCTGCTGCTTCTTCTACTGGGGCTTCTTCTTCCTCAGCAGAGGCAACAACTGCCTCTTCTTTTACTTCTGCAACTTCTTCTGCAGCAGCAACGACTGCTTCTTCAGCAACTGGTGTTGTTGATTCAGCAATCTTTTGTGTATCTGTCGAGAGTTCTACGGTCTCTTCCGCTTTGATTGACGCTTCGGTCATGGCTTCATCCTTTTTCTTTTTCTCTTCCTCGTCTTCAGCCATAGGATTTTCCATTTCTTCTTCGGCTACTGGCATTTCCATGTCAGCGGCTTCCATAGGAACTTCTTTTTTCATTTCTTCTTCCATGGCTGGAGCAGGAGTTTCGGAAACAGGAGTCTCTTCTGCAGGCATTTCTGCAGGAGTATCCATGTCCTCTTCCTCTTTAGAGACATCTTCACCGTACACGCGGGCTGCGGCTTCACTGGCTTTCTGAGCCAGTTCAACTACTGCGGCCTCACGACGCTTGCTTTCACCGCGAACGGTGTCAAGCATGTCGGCTAGGTATGTCATAGCGTCAACTGTCTGTGGAGTAGGATCTTCTTTCTCAACCGATTCAAATGAGCTTACGATCTCAGTCTGTAACTTACTAACATCTTCGTCAGAAAGTTCAGCCAATTGATCTAGGCGTTCCTTGAGTTGGTCCACTGTCCCTCCTCCGGGGCAGTCATGACAAAGGGAATTTCCCAGTGTCTGCTTATCAGTAGAGGTTGAGGGACTCCGATACGCACTGGGCGTGGAGGCACTCCACCTATGTTTGAAATAATACACTAATTATTTATGTGTAATTAGTTTCCGTTGTACGCTTTTTTGCGTGTCTATGTAACTTATGTTTTAGGTAAGTAGTCTGAGCAGTTTTGACATCTGCCCTGAAATCTCTGATTGACTATAAAGTTCAGATCCAGACATAAAACTTTTTATCTCCTGAGTGGCAACATCTGCGTCCTCTTGGCCAATTTTGGCTTCAACACGTAAAATCATGTCATCGATAAGGTCTCTTAATGCAGGAGGTAGATCGCTGTAACGTAACTTCTCGGACTGGTTAGTGAAATCAAAAGGTAGGTTAGCAATAACCTTCCCAAGTTCCCCTGCACTCGTACGAATGCTCTCTAAAGACGTTGCATTAAGTGCTCCAGAGTCTAATCTATCAATGATTCCGATTAAATCCATAGCAGATTTAGCAGATTCTCCGTAGTTACCTACGTTATCTAAATTCTCTGTTTCTTGTATTTTATCTAAAACTCGATCAAGTCCTGATGAACCAGCATCTAGTTTTATTCTGGCCAAAATGTTGCGAAATTTACCTTTACTATCCCTCGGTTGAGTTTTTGCGGTGTATTTACCATCTCGCTCAGGCCGGGCTGGTTTTCCTACTTTTTGAGCCTTTGCTTCTTCTTCTAGGGTTTTTATTTCCTCGGGGGTAAGGTCTTCTATTTTGATTAGATCTTCTGGACTAGTAGCAGCAATAAGTGCTTTTTTTGCTGTTAGGGCCCTAGTCCGTAGGTCTAAAAAATCGACATCACCAGAAAATTCCTCTACAGATGCTTCTTTCCAATTACTTGGAATTAGATCAGTACGATTTAAACCACGAGCACGACGAACAATGTGCTTACGTACTTCAGCCCTTTTGGCTGCTTTTGCGCGTCCGTAGGCTTGAATTGCATTTCTAAGATCAGATTCATTACGAATTGGGTAAGAACCGTCTGGAAGAGCCTTTTTATCTTTGGCTAGTTCCATTCTTTTTTTACGAGAAACTACAGCCAATTCATTTTCTGGATCATCATCCATCATTTGATTCATGTAGTCAGAGTCAGATTCCATATCTTTTTTGACATGTTTAATTGTATTTGACAACTTTTCTGCTCTAATTGAGAGTTCCATTGACCTAAAGCGAGCAATAGCGCTATCGGCTGCAGCGACTAGAGGAGCATTCTCTAACTGCTCCAATTTACCAATTCTAGTGCTTAGTTCTGTTAAAGGATCGTTGCGAAGTTTTGCAAGAGTTTGGGCACCAGCAGCAACAAGAGCCATTACCTGACCTGATGCTACGCGAGCACGAGCAATTGGGAATCCTGGAACATTTACTTGACACACTGCAACTAGTTCAAGATGTCCCTTAATTGGACGCCAGTCACCTGATGGGGATGAAGCGCGTAGTGCACGAATCTGCTCTGGGCTTGAGCCTGGTCTAATAGCGCCTGCTACCCAGATACCATGAGCGTCTTCTCCTGCATGAACATCTGCAATTGCAGAAGCAGTATCATCGTAATGACGAACTGCTTCACTTGCAGAAGCCTCTAAGGATGCGTGTCCACCAGAAAGAGTCAACTGTCCAACAGGAAAATCTTTGCCTTCTTCGGTACGAATAAGACCCGTATGGAAGTAAGAATACTTACTACGAGAACGAGGAGGTCTAGTTCCAAAGGACATGCCAATGTGGTCTACATGCCATGCAGCAATGTGACCAAACACCTGACCTTCATCAGTAACTGTTAGACCTGTAGGTTGTCTCAACTTCTGGTTCTCAAACCACGCACTTGGCGGGGTAACTGGAACTACGCCTGCGACAATGCCGCAAGCGACCAATGCCGAAGCCTCCAAAGAGTCTACGTTTTCAACGTATACGCCGTCTGGGATCACTTCATCCTCCTGCTTATCGCTGATTTGATCAGCGAGTATTAATCTACATTCTTGGAATGCAGGTTTAGGTACGATGGTTACCGCCATTACGCGGGCCTTCGTAATCTTTATTTTACCTGCTCCAATTTTTTTGTCTTCGCCGTCGCCAGCCTCTTCTGAAGTTTCAGGCTCTTCATCGGCTTCAAATTGGTCCATATCTGCAGAAACTCCGCGAATAAAACCGCCTCTAATTAAGCGTTCTGCTTCTCTTCCGTACTCACCTGAGTCAAAAACTCCTTTGGCATTTCCAATACCTTGATCAGTACGAACCATTTCAATAATTTTACCTACAACAACTGAACCAGAGTGGCCATCTGCTGTTTTAATTTGCCACAGGAGAGGTAGAGGAAGTTCACGAATCTCAATAGATCCTTTTTTAAAGATACGTTTATCCCCAGATTCAACCCCTTCAGGAATTACTAAAGGAATAACAAATTTAGACCCACTAACAGTAGGAATTTCTCCACCGCCAGCAGTAACAACTCTATTTCTTGCCTCGTTTGCCTGAGCCCTTAATGAGTAGGTATCCCACAACACTTCTTCTTCTACAAGACCAAATGCCGATGCTTTAACTGAGGACCTACCTGTATTACTCTTATCTCCAGGCCAAACACCATTCATTTCTTTATGGCGCAGAGCACAGTAACCTTTTGCACGAGGCCCTAGGTACTTAGATAGTTGGCGTACGCATCTCGTCCAGTCACCACCAGTTCCCCAGCGGATCTTTGCACCACCTTTTCCAACAGTCCAGTATCTACGAAGGTTCTCTGCTCCACCTTTATTTCTATCTACTCCTCCTGCAGCAATTAATGCAACGGAGTGAGTATCAGAGCCCCATGAAGCGACAACTAATTCATCTAAACTAAACCACCCGGATGCAGTGGTTGCACCTGAACTCGCATCAACCTGTGAGATGACATCAGCAAAGGTTTCGTTATCTAAAACAATAATTGGAGGAGGTGTTGGGCTATTTAAATCACGCATGATTTGATTGTCTTTAACCCATTTACCATTTTTGCGATTAAATGTGGCAGATTCTGTTGTTTTTTTACCTGCAGGTATAAGTGCTACAAGATCCATAACCGCTTGAGGGTCATCTGCGGCAACAATAGCCATGTAAATTGGAGGAACATCAGACGTTTCTGGTGTCAAAAGACCTTCAGCAGCAGCCATAATTGAAGCGGTTGTACCACCTCTACTGCTAGATCTAGAAGTTATGTTTCCATCTCTATCTCTAGTTACACTAGATCTATTCCAACTAGAGGAGTACTTGCCTCCTCCTGTAGGTACAGCCTTGTAGCCAACTTCTTCTGCAGTTTTTGCACCCTCGACATTACTTACTCCGATTGGGTTGTACCAAGTACGGTTTGGATATGTAGTTGTTCCCCCTCCTGAGTATTCTTCGTCTAACCAACGACGTAAGTACGGATCGTTATACGCATTAGGGACTTTTGCTGGGTTGTAAGAGTAACGAGAACCTACGTCAGGAATTACTACTGGATCTACATTTTGTTCGGCAGCAAGTCTTTGGTCCATTACCCATGAAGGCCAGTCATTTAAAAGAGTTCCTACAGATTGACCAGTAAGTGGAGGCAATCTTCCAGGAAGATATGCAAGTGGTTCATCTATAGGTGTGCGAGGTTCCCCAAGAATCCCAGAGGTATCTAACCCTGAATCAGCAAATCCAGTAACATTTATTGGAGAAAATGTAGACTGGTTTTCTATTAAATTTCCAGGAACAGTTACAGTTTTTCCATTATCTAATGTAACTGTTATAGTTTCGCTTGCGGGATCCATTGACTGAATTACTCCACTTAGGCTAGGGTCACCAGCAATAACTACACGAGATCCATCTTTAGCAAATCTTCCAGTTTTATCGCGTACTTGCTTAGAGGCATTTTCTGAGCGCTCATCTGGAGTGTAGTTTCCGTCATTTTTAGTACTAGTGTCGTCAGCCTCACCAGCCGCTAACATAGTTTTATCTAGTAATTCAAAGTCCATGTCTCCAAAAGCATCTACAATCATTCCTGATTCTGACTGATTAATGCTTCTAATTAAAACATTCTCTAGAGGCCTAGCATCAAATAACGCAGAAATCTCTACCGCTGATTCAATATCAACAGGCACATGATACTTTTTGCAAGTGTCGTATGGATCATCTAAAGTCTTGTCATAGGTAAGGATGTCATGTTCTATGTTTCCAAAATCATCCCATGACCCGTCGTCCCAAACTGAAACTAGCCCATCAGTATCTACTTTGTATAGACGATCAATACCTTTTCCGTCTAAACGTATACGAATCATAAAACGTGGAGCGTCTTCTTCGAGTAACTTTCCAGCATGAATAAACGAGTCTAGATCGTATCTTTCTGGCTTACTGTAGTTGACACTTTCGTAAAGAGAACTAGCAACTATAGAGGTAGATTTATTCTTATTGTTTTCTCTTTCAACAATGGTTAATGCCCAAGAACTAGAAGAGTCTCCGCCCCAAAGTGCCCACGCAATACGTCCGTTACTCGGGTAGTTGTCTTGTCCAGGCTTATAGCCTTTACCTTTTTTATCTACTTCATGACGAGGAAAGTACTTTGCAATATGACGAACTTTAGCAATGCCAATTTGTCCACCTTTTGCAAGGGTACGGGCAGTGTTAATACCAACTGGTGTGCCACCACGCTTATGCTCTTTACGCCACTCTAGAGCCCGCTTTGCTTCAGCCTGAACAGACTTTGGAATTGTGTATAAACGATCTCCTGAAGAAAATACTTTAATATCAAGATTAGTTATGGCAGCAGTTAGAATTTCTACAGTTAGAGGGTCTGGACGGTATGAAGTATGCTCCCAGTCACCAGATGCAATTAAGGTGGACAGACGTGATCTACTCACAATTTTGTTGTGAATCTCGTCAAAAACTAGACCCGTATTGCCTTCGGCAAATAGGACTAACTTTCCATCACGACCAATAAAATCCATGCTTACTGTCCAAATCCCTCTGTAGTAGTACCGCTAGCCACAAACCCATTTAAGATTTTGGAAGCAGAGCATTTGATACTAATTGTATCCCAAGCATACGTAGTGCTAGAGTCCCCAAAAAGAAACACTAAAACAGTTAAATTGGACACTTAGGTCAAATCTCCTAGACATAGTTCAATTACAGAATTAGTTATAAAGCAAACTCTGGAGTTACTGAATACTTAGCCTCTACCTCAGAATAAGGGACGGGACTTCCAGTTTTCATAGAGGAGTCATAGATTTCAATAAAATTAGGAGAAACAAATAAAATATTAGTTCTTGGATTTATGTAGGTATTAGTTGAATCTGATGGCTCCCAGTCGCCTTCTACCCTCGAATAAGGACCATCTACTTGGTTATTGTATACAACGCTTTCAGCATTATTTTCATTTGTAAAAGTGACATAAAGTTGAGAGGGTTTTTCTGGATTTTCTGGTATAAATGCCATTACATATCTCCCTTTTCCTGATCTTTAGGTGTTCTTGTTAGAACTACTCTACCTGATAGATCTTCTAAGTTAGAGTTGTCACCTGCTAGCCAACCTTCAAGCCATGGGTTTTCATCACGGGTACCAGCAGCATCGACCATAGTCTCAATAAACCGCTTCATACCTTGTTCAGATAGAGTTTCTTGACTACTATCCATAGACTTTTCAATCTCTGGATCCTTGGCAAGAAGTTCATCCATTGAAGAGTTTATTGACTGATTAGTAGGAGGGACATAATTACTATCTATGGAGTTTAAAATTTCTTTTTCTGCCGAGATAGCGGCCTTCCCTGACTTAATCTTTTTAGGGTCCAATGTCACTGTGCTTACAGAATAAGATCCTGTATTAGTCAAGGCTACTTCAAGCCAACCAGAAGGGGTAGTAGGCGTGCGAAAACCCTTCTGAGCAATAATTCTATCTATTCTCTTCTTATCAAAACTAGATGGCATGTCTTTCGGGTAAACATATTCAGCAGACTTATTAGTAGCAACTACAGAAAAAACGTGATTTCCTCTACCGTAAATAGAGTCAAAAACTCTAGCAACCTTGATTAAAGAAGGGTCTTCTAAGTTACTAACTGTTAAATCTTCTTCAGTTGGCTCTACTTCGTCTTCAGAGATATACACATCCCACTCGGCAGAATCTACGTCAAAAGGGGTTGAATCTAATGGCACCCAAGAAGCATCGTTTTTTTGTATCTGATTGATTGTCTCGGGGGACAGTTCCGTGCCTTGAAATACAGGATTTTCTGGTTTATTTGCCATTACTATTTTTCAACTTTCATGTTTTTTATGTAAAGATCTACTTCTTCTTCTAGACCTTCAGGAATTGCACGGTAAGAAGGAAGGGTTTTAAAGTGATCCCATTTTTTAGGACCGCCAATAGCAGTAATAAGGTCTTTTGCTGAAGTTGGTAGGTCCCATGAAAGGCTTTTAATCCAATCAGAGTTATTTTCCCCAGAGTCAATATTAATAATATTTTCTGATTCTTCAATAATTTCTCTTAGCATTAAATTAACCTCTTCTTTTAAATCCATAGGTTCTTCGCTAGGAGGTGGTTCAATTATAAATTCTGGGTCTAATGGATCTACAGTAAAAATACCTTCAAAGTATGGATTTTCTGTGTTATTTGACATTAAAAAGATACGCCTCCTCTTGTGTAAGATTTTCTTTGCCTCTGAGCATGCTCTAATCCTACTACATTTTCAAGAATTTCCAAATGAATGCCTGCAAACTCTCTACCATGCCCTGAATGCTTTGTCTCAACACTAATAGAAGTTGCATAATGAGCGATTTCATGCAGAAGTGTGTCCTGTTGTAGATAAGTCTGGGGGGTAATTCTTATTTCATGTATAAAAGTGCCGTTACGAAACCCCATTACATGAGCGCCTGCAAAACTACGTGCAGTTGATTTTTTAACTATTGGCTGTCCCACTTGCCCGCCATCTCCAAATCTTGCAACAAACCAGTCTGAATTTATTACAGAGTCTACATAGGCAGCAACACCTCTTAAAGTGCCATCTAGTTTTTCTTTTGCTAGAGGAGCTTGGGATTCTCTACCTTGTGCGTCATTCCATTCATTCCATTTTTTTTCATATTCTTTAAATGCTTCAGTTTTTTCACCATAAGACATAGATTTATAGTTATCTGGTAATTTTGGACTTGAACTAGGTTCATTGTTAGAATAGTATGCGCGAGCTGCTCTTTCAGCGGCATATAATTTGGCTC